TGGCAGGTGTTATCGTTGTGACCACTAAAAAGGGTAAACAAGGACAAGCACACATCAACTATACTGGCGAATTTACATCTCGTTTGATTCCTTCTTATTCTAACTTCGACATCTTAAACTCACAAGATCAAATGGGTATCTACGAGGAGTTGAGAAACAAGGGTTGGTTGAACTATTCGAATGTGTTGAATGGTAGCAACTATGGTGTGTATGGAAAGATGTACGAACTCATCAATACTTACGACGAAGCAACTGGTCAATTTAAGTTATCTAACAGCACTTTGGACCAAAATCAATATCTTCGTGCAGCTGAATATCGCAATACAGACTGGTTCTCTTTGCTCTTTTCGCCTGCAATTATGCAAAACCACTCTGTTAGTATGAATGGTGGTACTGCTAAATCAAACTACTATGCATCTATGAGTGCTATGCTTGATCCAGGATGGTACAAGCAAAGTAAGGTGAATAGATACACTGCTAACTTTAACGTTACACATCAAATATTGAACAACCTCACATTAAACGTAATTGGAGGTACTTCTTATCGTAAACAAAGAGCACCAGGTTCTCTTGAAAGAGAGGTTGATGCTGTGAACGGAACTGTGGCTCGTGACTTCGATATTAACCCTTATTCATATGCCTTGAACACTTCAAGAGCACTCGATCCAAATGAGACATACGTTCTAAACTATGCTCCTTTTAATATCTTCCACGAGCTTGAAAATAACTATATCGATCTTAATGTGCTTGATGCTAAATTCCAATTCGAATTGAAATACAAGCCTATTAAGGACTTAGAACTTGCTGCTCTTGGTGCATTTAAATATGCAACAACTTCGCAAGAACACTTTGTTAAAGACAAATCGAACCAAGCTGAGGCTTACAGAGCTATGCCTAATGCCATCGTTCGTGATGCTAACAACTTGCTTTACACCGACCCTGATAAGAAATACAGCACTCCTTACACTGTATTACCTAACGGTGGTATCTATCATAAGGGTGAAAATAGAATGAGTAACTACGACTTCCGTGTTACAGCTAACTACAATCACACTTTCAACAAGGCGCATATCATGAACTTATTCGGTGGTATGGAGACCACAGAAATTAACCGAACAAGAAGCTTTTTCGAAGGTTGGGGTATGCAGTTCGACGCTGGTGAAACTCCATTCTATGTGTATGACCTATTTAAGAAGCAAATAGAAAGATCTGAAACTTACTATACTCTTGGCAATACTCGTTCGTTTAGTCAAGCCTTTTTCGCTAATGGTACCTATTCATATAAAGGCAAATACGTCTTTAATGGTACTTATCGTTATGAAGGTTCGAACCAAATGGGACGCAGCAGTAATGCTCGTTGGATGTCAACATGGAACGTATCAGGTTCTTGGAACGTACACGAAGAAAAGTGGTTCGATAAACTTAACCCACTATCTCACTTGACATTGCGTGCATCTTACAGCTTAACTGGTACTCCACCAGATGCTATCTTCACCAACTCGGTAGCGATATTGCGTGCTACAACACCTTATCGTAGATTCGCATCTGTAAAAGAACCAGGTATAGAAATTGCAGACTTGGCTAACACTGGCTTAACTTATGAAAAGAAGAATGAGTTGAACTTCGGTGTAGATCTTGGCTTATGGCGTGATCGTGTGAATGTTACTTTCGACATTTATACTCGTAATAACTTCGATGAAATGGGCTTTACACCAACTGAAGGTATTGGAGGTAAGGTGCTAAGAAGCGCAAATATTGCGGAACTCCATTCTCATGGTATGGAACTTAGTGTCTCTTCAACAAACATTAAGACTAAAGACTTCTCTTGGATCACTAACTTTATCTACTCATATACCCACACTAACATCACAAAATTGCACAACTACGCTTCTGTTAGACAGCTTGTAAATGGTAGTGGTTTTGCTTTGAAGGGCTACCCAGTGCGTGCTTTGTTCTCAGTTCCATTCGTAGGGCTCACTGAAGAGGGTCTTCCTATGTTCATTAATGAGAAAGGTGAGGTTACAACTACCAACATTAACCTTCAAGAACGTCAGAAATTAGACTTCTTAAAGTATGAAGGTCCAACCGATCCAGTGTACACTGGTTCTCTAGGAAACATCTTCTCGTATAAGAATTTCCATCTAAATATATTCATGACTTATTCATTTGGCAACGTACTTCGTTTGGATCCTGTGTTTAAGTCGGCTTATAACGACTTGTCTTCTATGACTAAAGTATTCAAAAACAGATGGATGCGTGGCGGAGATGAATTGATAACCAATGTTCCTACCATTATTGATAGATACAAATATCGTAAGACTAGCAACGTAGTATAATCCGCAAAACGAAGCGTAAGCGCATTTTCAAACGAAGCGATAAAACAAGAAAAACGAAGTGTACCCTTGAGAAGTGCCCCTTTTTCCTCCGTTTGCGCAAAAAATAAACCCCTAACATTTAACTGCTAGGGGTTTTATATTTACCAAATTAAAGGTATTTCTCGAAACGCTCTAATCATCCGCTCAGCTGCTTCTGACAGCGTTATTTTATTCTGACGTGCATATTCTTCGATTTTCTCTTTTACATCCACAGGTAAACGAAATTGAACAGCTACTTTACCTAATAAAGGACGCCCAGAGCCTGGTCTTGCACCTCCGTGTTGTTTTTTTTCTTCTTTATTCTCCATTATCCTTACTTTTACATTACTGCGATAGCGTAATATGAATCTGTATCCGAATTGTAATAATCTGCAGCCATCTTTGGAAGAATTTCAGAATAAGTTCCATTTGCGCAATCAAGTGCAATAAACTGATCATCTGTTAAGCTTTCTATCTTTGCTTTAATCTCATTCATTTCCTCGAGGAACTTTGCAATTTCCTCCTGACTTGCTTCATCTTCTTTCATTTGCTCCAAAGTCTCATCGATGTCTACTTCTTGAAATTGAACTTCATCACCTTTTAAAAAGATAGTATAGCAATTAGTTTGCTCATATTGCTCTAAAACATTAATATCATCAGATATACCGCATCCGTCATATTCATAATTACCTGAGCCTTTTCTTTTAATTGTAAGCAATCGTAAATCATACTTATCAGCTATTTCTTGAGCTTGTGAGAAACTTCTAAAACCACAAATAGCATCATCTATATTATTTACTTTTACAAGTTCTAAGCCATTTTGTGTTGCAATATTTTTTAATTCTTGAGTTGTCATAGTTGTATTTCGTTTTACGTGGTTAATATTAAAGGGGGTGGGTGTGAACTCCACCCCTTTTGTTTTTAGTCTTCTACCTTGAATAAAATTCCTATTTGTTTTGTTGTTCCATCGAATTCATAGTCAACGCTCTTCTTGTCATATATTGCGAAAGGTTCATCGCAGCCATCGCAAGTTACAGAGAACTTATCATCATCTACTTCTTCGATGTGCATTCCATTGCAGAACTCTCCGTTAAGTGCTTTTGTGTAAAGGTCAAATGGTGCAACTTCATGACCAATATACTTCATATCTCTACCTGGTTTAGTCTCAAACTCTGCAATTTCAATAAAGCTCTCATCATCTTTAAACTTACTTGCAAGCTCTTCTATCTCTGCAAAGTTTTTGAAACCTAGAAGAGCAGCTGTACCATTATTGAACTCTTCGATTCTGTAAAGTGGATAGTTTTCGAAAACGAAATCTGAAAAATTTTTAATTGTTGTCATAATAGAATTTGTTAATTTAATTTGTTTGACTTGTTGTTTAATTTTTACATTGCAAAGATATGACTTTATTTTGAAAACTGCAAGCACTTTTCAAAATAACTTTATGAAAAGCCCTTATTTTAACTATAATTTAACAAATGAGCATAAAAAAGCGATGAAACTCTTTCAAGTTCCATCGCAAATAAACAAATTCTATGTTAGAATATAATTCTAGACAATGCAAAGATAGTTACTTTTTTACTTATATACAACTTTGCGCTGCACTTAATTATTTACGCTATATATATAATAGGTATATAACAGCATTCGAACAACGTTTAAACGCTATTCAAATGCAATATAAATCAATGCTTTTTATACACCATTATATCTGTATACTTCGCATTATAGTTCATCGTAGTATTTACCTTCACCTGTGTAGCGTGTGCAAATGGATTGCAGTTATCTTTATTTTCACCCATCCATTCGCAAAGCTCTAATATTTGAGATTTGTTCGAAGTAAAGTAAATGTAGTCACGATTTACAAGAATTGAAAGCACATCAAGATACTCCTTTAATCCCCATGTCATCGTGTAAGTTCCTACTTCAGTTGAGAGATAAGGAGGATCAACTAAAAACAGCACATTAGGCGTATCTTTATACTCTTGAAATAACTCTTTGTAGTCTTTAGACACTATCTCTACACCTTCGAGATAACCATCTGCGTTAAATTCATTTTGCCTTACAACATTATAGAATGTTTGCTTTGTAAGTTCTTCGAAGCTAGTTACATATTTCATTGAGAACAAAAGCGAAGAAGACAGCGTTATATAATCTACAAAGCCATATTGCTCTTCATGCGCTTTCACAACTTCTAATATAGCTCCTTTAATCTCTTTCGCAATCATTTTATCTCTTGGAAGTTCCTTTGTTAACTCCCTAATTTTAGCAAGTAACTCATTAGTTTGCGGTATTGCTTTTAGACGTCTGCTGTAATTATCAAAATCGTTATACACGACTTTTGCAAGTGGCTTTTCTTGCTTCGCAGTGTGCGAAAGCAGTCCAGAACCACCAAATAAATCTACAATAGTTATATCATCCTTATAATGAGATAATATAGCCTTTACATCTTTTATAAACTTGCGCTTTTGCCCCATAAATGGTAATGGTGCTTGGAAATAATTTTTCTTTAATTGCATAATGTTTTTTGTTTTTCGATTATTATTTGTACTTTTGCACCTCTCACTTACATTTTTTTTCATAAAAAACGCACAACCCAGGAAGAGGAATCCGTCCCCCGACCACTGGGCTGTGCGCTTTATTTGTAAATGTAGGTGAGATGATATTTACAAGGTTGGGGGATTTTTTTTGCCTCCCCCAGGGGCAAATTAAACAGCTAAATGAAGTTCTTTGCTTCCATACTCAAAGATTTCTTTTGCTTCCTTTTTAGCTTTCTTTCTATACTCCTGGAATTCTTTCCACTCGCTTTCATGTTCTTTCAAACCATCTTCGCTTAAGTAGTTGCAAATTAATGCTTCTACCTTTGATTGCGAATACTTCTCACGAATGAGCTTCTCTAGGACTTTGTCGTAGCCCCATTCGCCAGGCTCAAGCTGTAAGAACTCACAAGTAAAAATGCCTTCTTTTTCCTCGATGAAAGCCGAGAATGAGACAACGAGTAAGCCATATTGGCGTGAAGTCCAAACTCTTACAGGTTTTGTTGATTGTGTAATTTTCATATTTGTTTTTTACTAATTAAAATTGGCATACAGGAAGCACCTGTATTCTAAAGTTATTACTATAATTATAATTCACTTCAAAGCACTCAGCTTCTTTTGTCGTTGGTGATTTTTGCTCGACACGAAGCGAACGCACACCAGTTACTCTTCCAAAGTTTACACGTTGCGAAGAAGTCCAAAGTTCAGGTGTATTTTTCACACCATTAGAGTTCACCGTGAAGCTCATCAAAGAGAATATACCATCTCTAATTGCTTGTGCAAATATTCCGCTTTCCGCTTTCAAGAATTCCTCTGCAATATAGATAGCTTCACCAACTGCAGGCAAATACCATTCGTGCGCCTTAAAGGCTGCGTTGAGGCTTTCATTATGTCCCTTTAATCCAGGCTCAAAAGCATAGCAAAGTGAGTATGCTGGATAATAGTAAGCTGCTATACTATTATCTACATCGTTATTATTTTGAGGACGATGTATGTTCATCAGAGAAAGCAAGTTATTATATTCACTTCCAACGCTATTTGCAACAGGTATAGGCAAATTGATGCCACTGTCTTGCAGAATCACATCACGATGCTTTATTGTAAGCAAAGTGTCTATTTTTCCTACAGGTAGTTTTTCACCTGCTCGATGATCTAGCGTATCAGATGCTAGAAGTGACAAACCATCATATCGTCTAGCTTCAGCTTCTGAGTTGATTTGCTTCACGCCTGGCACAAAATGCACAGGATAACTTGGTTTGTCTGTAAGCTGCACATTTGAGAATGGTGCTCTGAACGAATCTATACCTGCGGTGTCTCTGATTTGCTCCAAAGACAAGATTCGTCTGTCGTTTTTGTCTTCTGAGATGTAATAGCAAATACCTACAACAGTTAAATCCTTTCGAAGTTTATTTGAGAAACTTCCATCGCTATAAACGTAGTCACCAAGTGCTAATCCTCGCTCATAGAAGCCTACAACTTCAGTTGCATTTAAGATCGTTCCATCAGTTAAATGAGCAGTCACTTTCACCTGTGCTTCAGGCTTTGGCAAATCACTTTCATTGCCTACACGTCTCACTTTCAAAATACCTTTATCTTCATCTATTGTAGCAAAGTTGTTTTCAGAAATACTCCAACGCAAAGACTTGATATTGTTGCCTCTCTCTGGTCGAACTTCTGCGTAAAGCTGAACATCTTTAGGCGATGCAATGTAAAGCTCACCACTGATGTATATGTTTGTCACAGCGAACTTCTCATAAGATATATAAAGCTTATTTGATTCATCGTCAATGTCGCCCCAGGCTTTCACAAACGCACGCTTTTGTTCATACGTTATCTTCACATTTGAAGTGAAGGTGATTTTACCAGTTACGTTTGCACCAACTTCTGCAAGTTTAGCAATGAACGCTACATCAGAGGTTGTAAAATCAACTCCTCCAAGGGTTACATTTGAGAGTGGTGCGCCTGCTTTGTATATCTTTTGGAGCAACTCCAATCCATTAATTTTAGGACAATTTGCGAACTCGTAAGTGTCGATGTTTGAAATGCCTGCAAGCTTTAAGTTCTCCTCTTTGAGAGACGTTAAGCCTTTTAGCTTAAGCGTGGTAATGCTTTCAGGAAGAACTAACTTTGTAAGTGAACTATTCTCTGACATTACAACGCCTTTTATCGGTGTGCCTGAAAAGTCAACTTCTTGCAAAACACCACTTGAAAGGTTGATGAGGCTTCGAAGATTCACAACGTTGCGAACAATTACCTTTTTAAGCATTCCGCACTTTGAAAGGTCGAAAGACACGCCTCTCTCATTGGTGTTTGGCTTTTCTTCTGAATAGTTCATTATCAGTTCCTCAAGTGATTTTAAAAGTGTCATATTCTGGTCAAATTTAAAATCGCCTAAACCCTCTAAACCATGATATATAACATCTCCACTTGCTTTGGTAGAGTAGGTCTTTAAGTCCGTGATCATGTCGGCATCGTCGATGTCAAATGTAGCATCTTGAGGGTTGGTGAAACCAAAAGGCAAAAGTCCATATTCTCCCTTTATACTGCGCACAGTGGAGAAGTTGTTTGCACCCCATTGTACGCTTGCATACATAGGTGAATAATGCTTTATTGCTAATCCTTTTCCTGTTTCGTACAAACGCAAACGCAAGTTGTTTACGACACTTGAACCACAGCAGTATTTGCTATCCAAATAGCGTGAACGCTTCGTTAAGAAATACTCCATTAGCTTTAGTTTATCGCCATAAGCTTTGGTGAAATGTCCTGTGTTTGCATAACCCATTGCATCTGCATTGTAAAGGTTTTCACACCATTTTTTCCAATAGTCTTGGTAGCGTTTAAACATATAGGTTGCGTTCAAGCCTGCGTCACGCATAGCTTTATACATCGTTGCGATGTCATCACTCCAACATTCGTGAATCAAGTCAATTAAACCTGATAAACGTCCATTAAACACAGGAGAAAAACCTGATGTTAGTTTTGGCTGCCATGCGTTATTGTCGTTATCAAACACTTCTCCCTGGATGCCTTCTGTTTCACCTGTTAATGGGTTGAATGCATCGTTCCATTCTGCCCAATACTTAAAGGCTAAAACACCCGAGTTATTGAACATACTCTGAGAGTCTGTATCACGCTCGAACAGGCGTGCAGTCGCTTTTCGCACACTTCCATCTGTATTCAATTCTATATCGTCGAACGCAATACTCATGTTTTTGTCGAATGAGTCCATTCCAATAATGAACTGATTAAAGATGAAGTAGAATATAGCATCTACCTTGTTCAAATACTCCTGGTGAGTGTTTACAAATCTAGCCTTGCGATATGCTGGAGTGTCTTTGGTGTAACGCACGCCATTATATGTAATGGCTGTTTCCAATGTGCGATACTCACCATGCTGCACCTTGTATCTTTCTGCTAAATGAGGATTGCACGAAACCACCCAGTTGTGAAACCTTTTAATCACTGCAATCTCTTTATTCGCTTCTGCGATATTGTCTGTTGCTGATTTTACTGCACCAAGCTTATTCTTTTTATTCACTGGTGATTTCTTAGGAACACGAGCATAGTATATAGGAGACTTGCTACTGGTTGCATTGCTTTGCACAACGCTACCACCATCAAGATAAGCATCTGTAATCTCACGATTAAAGAAGTTCACATTCTCATCTACCTCCCATATTTGCGCTTTCTTATAGTCCTTTGCAGGGAAGCCCATAAAACTTGCGCTATACTTATTATTTATCAAGTTATAGATAGATAAGAACACGGGTGATTTACTTCCTGATGAGCTAGTTTTGCGAAAGCCTATTTCTGGAAATCCGCTGAGGCTTTTTCTGAAAGTAACAGGCTTAGAGCTCTCTGCTTGCGCTCTTTGGAAAGCCGTATACAGGTCTGTGTTTGTCTTTGCAGTATTTAGTAATATCTCTTGAAAGAGATTCATTGCTAAAATATTGAAGATACCTTCAGAACTTGCAAAGTTCACTTTGTGTACTACTTCCTTTTCGCCTTGCTCGACGCCTGGTGTGATTGAATATGAAGTACTCTTTTCGTTAGAGTGTTCAGGGTCTAATGTGATTTCGACTGCGCTGCCATCTCCATTTTCGAAAATCTCCGCCCAGTTCTTGTATGGTGAAGGATAGCCGTTTGATGAAGTACCATCAGCATTAAATAAGTGAGCTCCAACTTTAAATGGTGCGCAGGCATTTCCATCTGTAGATTTGTTCCAGGTGGGATTCAAGAACTCTGTAGCGTTGATTGCTACATTTGGATTATTCTTATTATAAGGCAATTCATCGATGTTCCAAATAGCAATAGGAGTAGTTGGAAGTGCCTTTTTCACTTTATCAAATGAGATTATCTCATCTGGATTGTGGATGTCTCCAGACGTGTTCAAAATATCGTTTCTTCGAGCTATTGATATTTTACCAAAGCGCACGAAAGTTCCATCATCGTACACATCCTCGATGTCTGGTGTGTCATAAGCAAAATTATCTAGCACCTGCTTAAAGTTTAGTGCTTTGTCGTATATTCGAATTGAATAAAGCTTAACGTCTGCCTGTTCACTTCCAATGGTGAGTTCTTTCGCTACTCCTTGTTTCCAACTTGCACTTGTATAGTCGAACATGCGCACGATGACACCATTAATATAAAGATAAGCGAGGTTCACATCTTTTTCTGTTACGCTGCCACCACCAAGATTGTTGCGAGTGTGCGTTGTAGTGCCGTCTATCACAAAGCTTACTTTTACTCTTGAGCCTTCAGGGAAGTAAGTTGTAACGCTATCTGTTGCGCATCCGAATTCGATTCTTCCTGGATAAATCCTAAAACCTACTCCTGCGTGAAAGCATTGTGCAATAATTGCACTTTCGTTGCTACATACACCACTTTCAAGTTCAAGTTCAATCGTTCTACCTTGCTTATTACCATTTGCTCCGATGTCTGTTGCAAATGGCAAAAAGTCTTTAAGCGTTACACTTTTACCTGCTTTTATGGTTAAGCCTTGACCGTCTAAAAAGCCGTTATTTTCATCAAGAACGAAGTTCTCACTTCTTACTAATCGTGAAGTCTGAACGCCTTTATAGATAGATGTTATATTTTGCGCTGATAGGTCGTTATTTGCTCTACCACGCATAGGAATATACACTTTGCACTCATCTGCTGCAACAATAGAAATACCAATTGTCTCGACTTCTATTCTGCGAGTAACTGAAAGCTGACCTACGGAGATAACGACATCGACGAAAGGCAAATACCTGTTGTCATCGAGTGTAATATTCACGCTTTGCAATCCTGATGATTTATCAAGTTTTAGCGTTACTTCTTGCTCTAAAAGGTCTAAAGTTTCACCATTGAACTTAAGCTGCACTTTTACCCTTGCTTTGCTACCTGCATCATCATCAGGTAGGTAAAAGAAATAAGGAATATTTACAACGCTAAACTGCTTTACTTTTCCAATGAATCCTTTACCAAGTGAAAGAGCTGCCTGCCCATTTCCATTTTTCACACCCTTAATATAAGTCGTTGTAAGCGTTTGCGTTCTAAGACCTAGTTGCTTATTTTCTGCCCAAATGCTAATATTATGAGCACCAAGACTATACTTTTCTAATTCGTCAATGATAAATTCACCACTTGAATTGTTGATGCTTTTAGTGTATGTATCTGCTCTCTTTCCATCTTCAACACGACAATAAACAAGTGCTTCAACTCCTCGTGAATTGACACGCAAAGACCATTTGCCAGATTGGATTATACTTTCATCGTAAGAGTTATCGAAAGACAAAGCAATATTATAGGTTTTGATGTTAAAAAGAAACTCTTTTCTTGCACCATGCGAATTGCTCACAACAACCTTTACTTTGTTGGTTTCTTCTTTCAAGTAGTCGCTCAAATCAAATTCATAAGTATTTGCCTGCGCTGTTCCACTTGCTTTTAGAACTTGTGTAAGCTGCGCTATTTCTACACCGTTAATTTCTACAGTTGCTTCACCGTCTGCAGTGTCTTTTTCTGCTGGATTATCGCCCCAATAGCAATTGTAAGATAGTGCAAGGGTGTTTCTTGAGCCTTGCGCCATCGAAGTTGCAGGGTAACGTGTGATCACAGTTCGAAGTGTATAGCTTTCTTCTGGTTTATTAGAGTAAAAGCTAAACTCTTTTAGAACTTTATCTGCATACAAAGTTCTATCACCAAACCATTGTGTAAAGGCTTCTTCATTTGCGAAAAAGCGCATTGTTTGCAAACCGCCTTCTCCGCTTTCAATATTGAGATAGCCAAACTTCTCTGAGCCAAGTTTACTCAATTGATGTTTAATAAATTCCTCAACTCGACTGCCTTTAAAACCCTCCCATGATGTTGTAAGGGTTTTTATTTCATTGTCTATTGCTTTTGCCATACTACTTCCAAGTATCGTTATTTAACCATTTATTTTCACTTCTCCAAACACCAGAACCAAAGCAGCTCTTTATCATTTGCCAGATAAGATGTGTGCCTTGCATAACTTTAGAAACAGCCTTTCGACCAATTTCTACTGAACCAATTTCTTTATTATTTAATCGTATCATTGCTCATCCTCCAGTATAAGATAGCACCTGTCATCTTCGATTTTCTTTTCACGTACAAGGGTGTTATACTCTTCTTGTGTGAGCACCTTTGCCTTGAACTCTTCTCTTTTTAAAAGTGCTTTTTGAAAGAACTCCTTTTGCTGTTCTTGCTTTTGCTCAAAAAGACGATAGTTTTCATCAATTTGAGTCTGAAGAGTAGATTCTGTTTCTCTCAACGATTGTTGCAAAGAAGTCTTTTCTTCATCTATCTTTCTACCAACTGCAGTTACAGCTTGTTCACGTGTTGAAATCTCATTATTTAGATTGTCTTCGAGCTCTTTTCCTCTTACACCAGGAAAAGCCTGTCCTTGCGAAATGCCAATTGCAACTTTATTGATATTGCCTATTAGTTTCCATCCTGGATTTTCAAAAACATAGATTTCTCCATTATGAGCATCGTTTGCATCTGCTTCGTTATAAACACTGACAATTTGACCAAAGCGCAAAGGCTTATCATTTGCAACTGGTGAGGCGTCTCCCTGCATTTCAGCAACAGAAGAATACACTTTTACCACTGCTAGTGAAGAACTATTTTGCTCTATTGATGAGATAAGTGAGAGTGTATCAGCTATCAATCCTCCTACTTCTTCAGGTGTAATTGACCCCTCTATATGTCGTTTGCGCAGGACCTCTGCACGCTGTTGTAAATCATAAATATTCATCATAGCGTAATATCTAAAACAATTGGACAATCTCGAGGTGTTAAGTTTGTATCTACAGGCTCAAAAACAAAAACCTCACTAGTTGTACATATCAACTTACCAAGAGATGATCCAAGTTTACCTTTAACATCAACTCCTTGTCTAAATGAAGTTTTCCACTTAGATGGTGCAGGCATGCTATCAAAAATTGAATAAAAATTGCGACCTGGCCATTCATACTTACTGGTCCACACGGTTGCGTTACTCTCGAGCTTTGCTTGTACACGATATCGTCTGTTTACTTCACGAATTGAGAATGTGCCTGAATATCCATTATAGAAGTGTTCTCTCCAAACCATATTCTGCCAATCTCCAAATTTGATTCTCTCTTGCAACAAATCTGCAAATACAGCAATAGTTGTAATATCGTAAGCTTCTGCAACACCATCTTTTGAAGAAGAAAAATACACTTCTTTTTCAATTCTGCAAGGGTGTTCTTGACCGTCTGCAAAAAGACGATTATCCGATGTGACTTCACGAATGCAAGCATATATAGGCATACCTTCTGTAATATCTGCAACTCGTGTTTCATTCCATGATAGGATGTCACCTTTTACATACATCGCACCAGGCAAAACAATAACGCCACCTTCAGGTGCTCGTTTTACTTTTGGTCGATTCATTGCAAAGGCTTCGACTTCTTCGCCTACAAGAGACTTAATCAAAAGCAAAACAATATCCTTTGAAAAGCTTTGGAGCAATTTAAGATCGTCCAAGTGAATTGGCATTCCGCCATCGTGAAAATTAATCTCTTTCATACTTCGTATAAATTAATGCTGTATCTTTTACCAGCTGGTTTATAAACGTTTAAAGCATTGACTATTTTTGTCAAAAATTCTCCTTTGTATTTGTCTTTTTCTATCTCTAACGATGTGCATAAAAATGTAGGGATATGCACTATAAAGTTAGGTTTGTCAGGCACTTCTCCTAGTTCATAAAGAATGAACTTGTTATTGATAAATGGTGCTATCTGGTTCTCATCTGCAAAGTATACATACACCTTATTACTATTGTCTATCTCTTCAATTTGTATCTCTCTATTCTTTAAGAAGAACAAACCATTAAGATAGCTTTCTATCGATGTTCGCTGAGCCGTTGTATCAAGCCTCCTTTCGACGTCGTTCTTCTTTTTTAAGAACTCCTCGTGTATATATATAATAGGTATGATCATCGCCTTCAAAATTGCAAGAAGTACCTTTGAGCGCAAGATGGGTGGAACAAGCTGCTCTATCCATCTGTTAAAGTCTACGTTATACCACATACTCAATCGTTTTATCAAGTCCAACTGCAATGAAGCTACCACCTACTGCAGTGTAGTTATTACCTACAATTTCTTTAAATTCATCGCCTGCTTTGTATTTGCAAACACCAAGTGCAACATCTACAACACCATCTACACGCTGAATAGCATCAACAAGCTTTGTTTTGTTGAATGTTCCACCATATACAATATCTGCAAGATAGTTCTCAATTGCA